ATGCAATTTAATATCCCTACGTTGCTTACACTGTTCCGTGTCATCCTTATCCCATTCTTTGTATTGGTCTTTTATCTGCCTGTCACCTGGTCGCCGTTTGCCGCCGCGCTCATTTTCTGCGTCGCGGCGGTGACTGACTGGTTCGATGGTTTTCTGGCACGCCGCTGGAACCAGAGTACCCGGTTTGGTGCTTTCCTTGACCCTGTAGCAGATAAAGTTCTCGTGGCTATCGCCATGGTGCTGGTAACCGAGCATTATCACAGCTGGTGGGTGACCCTACCGGCGGCAACGATGATCGCCCGTGAAATTATTATTTCTGCGCTACGCGAATGGATGGCGGAGTTGGGTAAACGCAGTAGCGTGGCTGTCTCCTGGATTGGGAAAGTGAAAACCACTGCCCAGATGGTGGCGTTGGCCTGGCTGCTGTGGCGTCCGAACATTTGGGTTGAGTACGCCGGTATTGCACTTTTCTTTGTGGCTGCGGTACTGACTCTGTGGTCAATGTTGCAATATTTGAGCGCTGCGCGTGCAGATTTGCTTGATCAGTGATCGTTTCGGCGTAATTTTCAGCAAACGATCAAAAGTGGTGAAAAATATCGTTGACTCATCGCGCCAGGTAAGTAGAATGCAACGCATCGAACGGCGGCACTGATTGCCAGACGATAATAAAATCAAGTGATTAACTGATTGCTTGATGAATGCGGGAATAGCTCAGTTGGTAGAGCACGACCTTGCCAAGGTCGGGGTCGCGAGTTCGAGTCTCGTTTCCCGCTCCAGTTTAAAAGACATCGGCCTCAAGCGGATGTCTGGCTGAAAGGCCTGAAGAATTTGGCGCGTTAACAAAGCGGTTATGTAGCGGATTGCAAATCCGTCTAGTCCGGTTCGACTCCGGAACGCGCCTCCACTTTCTTCCCGAGCCCGGATGGTGGAATCGGTAGACACAAGGGATTTAAAATCCCTCGGCGTTCGCGCTGTGCGGGTTCAAGTCCCGCTCCGGGTACCATGGGAAAGATAAGAATAAAATCAAAGCAATAAGCAGTGTCGTGAAACCACCTTCGGGTGGTTTTTTTGTATTTGTATTTTGTTAAATGGCGGTAAAGTGGCGATGGTGTGGCGATATGCAGAAATAATGATAGTACACGTCTGTTTAAACTCTAAGGGTGAAGCAAAACTCTCCTGCAACTCATCTGCATTTCGCATATTGAACTAGGGCCTTGGTTAAACCAAAGTTTTTTCTGGGATCTTCCCACTCAACTTCATTTTTCCTCCTACCATCCACCAAAAGGTGTCTGCGCTACTCTATCTTTTTTAATCTGACAACATCCTGAGAAAAAGACAAATTCGTTAGATTTACTGTCTTTCTGCTGCCTCGAATGCTGATGTCTGCAGCACTGATAATAACTCTATCTCTTTGATATAGATCTTTTTTTTGATGAATTGCACGGCATATTATCGTGATGGCACCTTCTTGTTAAAGGTGTTGTACTCCTCATCTCGATTTTATGATGTGGGCTATGATTGGTTAGTAATAGAGTGTATCGGTATGCGATGTGGTTTATTAATGGCAATCTGCCTTTGTTTGGTATCTTTTAGTGGGTATGCAGCAACAGGAAAGTCAGATGCTCAGATCAAGAAAGAAATAATTAAAGAATCCATTGAATCTTATCCAGGCAATTGTGCGTGTCCGTATAATCATGCAAGGAATGGTAGTAGATGTGGTGGACGCAGTGCATATAGCCGTACTGGAGGGTATGACGTGGTATGTTATGAAAGTGATGTTACCGATGAAATGATCCGGCAATGGAAGCAGGAGAATGCTGAGTAATCTCTTTTAACTGATTTGTTGTGCGAGCATTATGTGCAGTTAACGGCTCACTAGCTAGTGAGAGTTCCAAAAAGAAACCCCGCAGTTTTTACGCTGCGGGGTTGTTATTCATGCCTATGAGATAGGGTGCCTTATCGGCCTTACCCCGGCAACCGATTGACGGGGAGTTGCCTCCCCGTCGCGGTTTCCTTACTGCTTACACTGTAAGAACGCCGCAAACTCCGCTCCCCAGAAGCTCATCCGTATTTCACACAGCGAACCGTGCAGCATCCAGATGATGAGGATTACCGTCACGCAGAACGTGATGGCCGTAAGCGATTTTTGCGACATAGCGCTTGCTCCTTTGTTGGAGAGGCGCTAACCTATCACTTGCTAGGTTGACGGGTTAGGGCCTCGGTTAAACAGAAATGTTTTCCGGGGCCTTTCCACATCCGGCCTTCGGGTATTCCCTCCGACCATCAGCCGAAAGGCACCCGCACGTAATCTATCGCTTTTTTGTTACTCCGGCAATTCTGCCTGTTAATTCTGAGGTAAAGGCAAGCTCATCTGATTGTTTCCCCTGTGTGAAGCTGGCAGTTCATGCCACGGGATACCTTCTGAAGAGTGAACGCCGGAGGCGTGTTTCGATGTGAATTTATGGAAAGCTTCCAGTGTTGAGAAGCATACGCCGCATTCCAGGTTGTTACACTGGTAATACTTTTGCCGCACGGTGTTTGAATCATTTTCCGGACGACTGGTGCGGATACGGGCAGATGCGCCACAAAGCGGACAACGGAACATAGCGACCTCCCTTAACGTGGTGCTGCCGCTATTCTAAGTTGCTCACTCTGTTTCCGCTATCCATTCCGGGATTTTTGCCTCAAGCTCAAGCTGCGTGGTAAAGCCGCTGTTATCAATAGTGTGCTCGGCTTTTGCAATGATCCAGTCCTGATTATCAATCTCGCTTTTAAATCCTGTTACCGTACCATGCATTTCGGGGTAGAGTTCTGCACGTCCACGCGCCAGCGTGATGGAGAATGATGCGGCTCCGCGTTGTAGCTGCTGCCACTTTGCCGCCGCTGCGCGTCTTGCTGCCTGTTCGTTCTGATAGGTCTTGCGTAACACAAACACATTGCCTTCCGCGCCTTCCATATAATCACCTTCACGGCTGCTGCTTTTCTCCTTTTTGGGTTTTGGCGGTTTGCGGCGTTTCACGCTGACTTTTTTCTTTTTCCCGTAATTAAGATCAAGCCAGTAAGCGCGTACCCCCGTATACGCTTCGCGGTCAGCAATGCGGAACTGATGGCGATCGCCACTGCTGCGCGTGATGGCGAACGAGGGCAACGGCTGGCCCTGTGCGTTCACGCCACCGCCTGGCATGATGAATAACAGATTACCGCTTTTTACCGTAGTGATTGCGCCCAGCATTTCCGCCATGCGCGTAAGGAAGGACATGTCGCTTTCTTCGGTCTGGTCGGCGTGGTCGATTTCGATATCCATCAGCATTTCGCTGATTTGCGGTTTCAGACCATACCGATGAGCGATGGCGGATACCACACGCTCAACGGTCACATCATGCCAGGACACCTCACGTTTAACGTTAAATTCATCCCGAAAATCTGCGCTTCTGGCTGAAACAGTCAGCCTGTCCGGCGGTCCTTCGTGAGCGATTTCATCAACAATGTAAGTGCCTTTTTCTGTCAGCGGTTCTCCCTTCCAGCCAATGAGAACCGTCAGGCGCGCGCCCCGTGGCGGTAGCTGCAACTGACCATCCGCATCATCCAGCGTGATGGTGAGCTGGTCCGCCTCAAATCCCCGGTTGTCGGTCAGTGACAGGCTCATCAGGCGCTCTGCCACGCCTGACAGCGTTTTACCCTCCGCGAGAATATCAAAATCCGGCATTTTTACGGGGTCTGTGCCCTGACTGAGCAATTGCATGGTGGTGTCGGTCATCTGCTCCCTCCCTGTGCGGCATGGTCGCATGTGCGTGCGGAGGGGGTTACTGCTTTTTGTTGTCGCCGTGGCGAGAGAACGGCGCAGGGGTGAGATTACGCGCGTGGTGGGTGATGATTGTTGCCGAATCATTTAACGGATACAAGGGGCTGAAGCTATGAGTGAAACTCGTTTTCATGGTGCCCGTGTTACGGAAAATACCGACCTGGTAACAGCGATTAACGATGTTGATTCCAGCGTTATCGGTATCGTGGCAACGGCGGATGATGCGGACGCGAAGCTGTTCCCGCTGAACAAGCCCACACTGCTGACCCGCGTCAATGACGTGCTGGGAAAATGCGGGACAACGGGGACGCTTTATCGTGCGCTTAAGGCCATCGCAGACCAGGTGAGTACAAAGGTGATCGTCGTTCGCGTGGCTGAACACAAAGAAGAAGACGGAAAAACGCAGGATCAACTGGTTATCGGTGGTTCTGAATCTGACGGCAGCTATACGGGGATGTATGCGCTGCTTGTTGCAGAGCAGGATGAAAGCATCGGATACCGTCCGCGTATTCTGGCCGCGCCGGAGCTGGACACGGAGGCGGTAACAAAATCCCTGTGCGTGATTGCGGGTAAACTGCGCGCGTTTGTGTATGCCTCATGTCACGGCTGTAACACGATGGCTGAGGCGATTACCTACCGCCAGAAATTCAACGAACGTGAGGTGATGCTCTTATGGCCGGACTTCATCGCCTACAACCCGAAAAGTGGCAAAAACGAAACGTTCCCCGCGCCTGCCTATGCGTGCGGCCTTCGTGCGTACATTGACCATGAGCAGGGTTGGCACAAATCGCTGTCCAACGTTCCGGTTAAAAATGTGCTGGGGATGTCCAGGCATGTGTTCTGGTCGTTGCAGGCCGAAGACAGTGATGCCAACAGCCTCAACAACAAAGAAATCACGACCATTATTCGTCGCAACGGGTTCCGCTTCTGGGGCAACCGCACACCGGAAACGAACGCCTACATCTTTGAGGTGTATACCCGAACCGCACAGGTGCTGGCTGATTCAATTGCGGAAGCGCAGTTTGAAACCATCGATAGTCCACTGACGCCTGCGAACGTGAAGGATGTTATCAGTGCCATCAGGGCAAAACTGGATTCACTGGTGACTGCCGGGAAACTGATTGGGGCGTCGTGCTGGTATGACGTGGTGGATAACAGCACCACGAATTTACGTCAGGGGCGTGTGCGTATTCGCTACAAATATACGCCCGTTCCTCCGCTGGAAGACATGGAGCTTTACCAGTCGTTTACTGATGAATTCTTTGGTCCCGCATTTGCGGTGCTGGGAGGTGCCTGATGGCTGTACCAAAACATCTTCGCTTTTTTACGCTGTTTGTGGATGGTGAAAACGAAGTGGGTAAGGTGACGTCCGTCACCCTGCCTAAACTGACGCGCAAAACCGACAGCTACCGGGGTGGTGGCATGATGGGTGCGGTAAGTATTGATCTCGGTCTGGACGACTCCGCGCTTGATGCGAGCTTTGTCATGGGGGGCGCAGTTCGTGAGCTGTTCCTTAAGTATGGCGGCACGATTGACGGCACGCTACTGCGTTTTGCGGGTGAATACTACACCGATGCAGAAAGCGACCTGTATGAAGTCGAAATGCGCGGACGCGTGACGGAAATTGATATGGGGGAAGCCAAACAGGGCGAAGCCACATCACACACTTACGCCATTAAAAACACCTACTACAAGCTGAGTGTTAACGATCGTCCGTTGTGGGAGATTGACCTGCTGAACTTCATTTACCGGAAGGACGGCAAGGACATTGTGCCCGATCGCATCCGTTCCGCGCTTGGGCTTGGCTGATAAGTAATATGCAGGCGGCGCAGTGCGTCGCCTCTGACTGAAAGGAGTTTCCTGATGAAAGAGACGAAAAACATCGATACCGAAAACACGGTAGTTGCTGACACTGTGAAAGAAACCAGTGAGCGTGGCGTAAAACTTACCCAACCAATTGAGCGAGGCGGCGAAAAAATCACGTATGTGGAGATCACCGGGGCTATTGAGCAGGCTGGATCTCTGCGAGATTTGTCGCTGTCTGATGTGCTGAATCTGAAAGCGGAATCCATGTTTACGCTGCTGTCACGAGTGACATCACCGCGACTGGATGAAGTGACGATCAAAAAAATGGCATCCCGTGACTTTATTCAGTTATGTGTGGTTGCCGTAAATTTTTTGAGCGGTGCGGACTCTGGCGGGAAGAACGAACAGGCGACGGAAGCCTGATCACGGTTGTGTGCTTTGAGCACATAGAAGACTTTGTGGCAGATATTGCCGTTATTTTTAACTGGTCGCCCGCCGAAATCTTCATGATGACGCCCGGCGAAGTGGTTAGCTGGCGTGAGCGGGCGGCACTTCGCAGCGGGAATGCAGACAATGAAGACTCTTGATATCCGGGTCGCTTTCAGCGCCGTTGACAGGCTGACCCAGCCTGCCGAAAACGCCCGCCGCCTGATGGGGCAGTTTGGTGACTCCATCCAGCGAACGCAGGGGGCGATCAAAAATCTCGAGCGTCAGGCGCGTTCATTTGAGCGCGCCCGCGACGCTGTCAGTAAAGCGGATGCGGGTATCGTGAAAGCACGACGCCAGCTTAACGCCCTTAATCAGTTACAACGCACGGGTACAGTGCTCAGCGAAAAACAACAAAAGCTGATGCAGCAGTTAAGCACCCGGCTTGAACGCCTGAATGAATCGCGCACGCGGGAAATTCAGAAAATGCGGGAGCTTGGCGGAGAGCTGAAACGCCACGGCATTTCCCTGACAGGCAGCGATAACACCATCCAGCAGGCCATCAGACGCACCGAACAGTACAACAATCAGCTTGAACGCGAACGGCAGGCGCTTGCGCGTGTAACGCGGGCGCGTGAGCGGTATTCGCGCGCGCAGGAAACAGCGGGAAAACTGAAAACAGGTGGTGCACTGGCAATTGGTGCGGCAGCGGCGGGCGGCTATGCTGCCGGGCGTTTTTTGCAGCCTGCGATCGGGTTCGGGAAAGAGATGTCCCGCGTTCAGGCACTGACGCGAATCGACCAGAACAGCCCGCAGTTTAAGGCGCTGCGTGAGCAGGCGTTAAAACTTGGCTCTGAAACGCAGTTCACCGCAGGCGATGCCGCCAGTGGGCAGGCATTTCTGGCAATGGCTGGCTTCACACCGCAGGCCATTCAGGCTGCGCTTCCCGGCGTGCTGAGCATGGCAACGGCTGGCGGTATGGACCTTGGCGAGACGGCAGATATTGGCTCAAATATCCTGACGCAGTTCGGCCTCTCCGCTGACCAGATGGACCGGGTCGGTGACACGCTTACAGCAGTGTTTACCCGTACTAACACTGACCTTCGCGCACTGGGCGAAACCATGAAATATGCAGGTCCGGTGGCGGGTAAGCTGGGAATATCGCTGGAGCAGGCCGCAGCGATGGCGGGCGTGCTGGCGAATATGGGTATCAGAGGGAGTGATGCCGGGACGGCAATGCGTGCCAGCCTGGCTCGTCTGGCATCACCGCCAAAGGCGGCAGCAGAAGCGCTGAAAGAGCTGGGTGTGTCCGTCTCTGATGCGAACGGCAAAATGCGCCCGATGGAAGATGTGCTGGCCGACCTTTATAAAGCCACCCGTAAATACGGGGAAGTTGACCGGGTATCGTTCTTTAAGGACATTGCCGGGGAAGAGGCTTTCACGTCGTTTATGGCTCTCGTTGATGCGGCGGGTGACGGCTCCCTGCCCAAACTGAGAAAAGAACTTGAGGGCGCACGCGGTGAGGCTGAACGCACGGCAAAGGTTATGGCCAATAACCTTGATGGCGACCTGAAATCACTCGGCAGTGCATGGGAAGGGCTGCGTATCCGCATTGCAGATCTGATTGATGGTCCGCTGCGTTCTGTCACGCAGTGGCTCACGCGGGTGGTCTCAAAGGTGACGGCGCTGGCACAGGCCCATCCGGTACTGACGCGCCAGTTACTGATAGCAGGCGGTGCGCTGCTGGCAATGACTGCAACGGTTGGCTCGTTGTCGCTGGTTATTGGAGTGCTTCACGGGAAGCTGGCCACGTTGCGTCTTGGTTTTTCTCTCCTGACCGGATCAATGAATGCTGTCAGGCTCCTGCCAGCACTATGGGGAATGGTGACGGGTTCCGTTTCGTTACTGGGGGGCGCTATCGGGGCGCTGTTCAGCCCGGTCGGATTGATTGCTGCTGCGTTTGTGGCTGCGGCAGTTCTCATCTGGAAATACTGGGAACCCATCAAGGCGTTTTATGCCGGGGTGTTCAGCGGGATTATGGAGCGGCTGGCCCCGTTACGCGAAACCTTTGAACGGTTTGGTCCTGTTTTTGACGCAATCGGAAGCGGGATAAGTCAGGTGTTTAACTGGTTTAAATCGTTGCTGTCACCGATGGAGTCCAGCAAGGAAACGCTGGATAAATGTACCAGTGCTGGCGAGATATTCGGTAACGTTCTTGGCGGTGCGTTACAGCTTGTTCTGACGCCCGCAAAAATGTTGCTGGATACGCTGGCGTGGATACTTGAAAAACTCGGTGTGCTTCCGGATGAAGCGGAAAGGGCGAGAAAGAAAATCGAAGACGCACAGCGTGCGGCCATTCTTCAGGACAAGGTTGCTCTGTTTCAGGGAGACATTGCGAAAATCAATCCGCCGAAGTCTGCGGAAAATGGCAATGGCACCGGAGGTGATAAACCCAAAGACAATAAACCGCTCACAGACAGCAATACCGGTACGCTACGCAGACTCAGCAAAATTGCTGATAACACAGGTAAGCTGGTTGATGAGACGAAAAAACGTATTGGCCCCGGCGATATTGTCTTTAAGAACCTGCCCCGCGCACTTGCCGTTCGTGGGGAGTGGCAGGAGCGGAAGATTGTGCAGGTCAGTAAGCCTGCCCCCGCAATTAATATCACACCCGTGGTCCCGGCTCCGCTGCCTCCGGCGCTGGTCCCTGTTGTTGCGGCCAGCTCCCGCCCGGTGGCGGAGGCCATACGATCTCCAGTGGCATCAGTTCCTGTAACTTCCCGTAACCGGGAGCCTGTTGCCTCCGGATTTGGTGGTGAAATTCATGTTCATCTGCATAACGTTGTTACGCAGAATCCCCGCGAACTGGCGAAACTGGTCGGTGAAATGGTCAGGGCAGAAATGGAACGGCGCGCCCGTGCCGGGCGTGGCAGTTTTTACGATAAAGATTGAGGAGTCATGGCCATGATGATGATCTACGGCATGTTTGTTTTTGAGCTGCGCACGCTGCCGCATCAGCAGTTACAGCAAAACAAAAGCTGGCGGCATGTGAAAAATGAACGCGTTAACCGTTCAGCAAGCTGGCAGTATATCGGTGCAGGTGATGATCGCATCGTTCTTTCTGGTGTGCTTTATCCTGAAATTACAGGTGGCGAAGTGTCGCTGTCGCTGCTGACCACGCAGGCGTATACAGGACGACCCTGGCCTTTGATTGATGGCGTCGGGCAGATTTACGGCATGTATGTCCTGACCGGAACGAACACGACCCGTTCCGAGTTTGATCGCTACGGTAAGGCGAAAAAGATAGAATTTTCACTGACCCTTGAACGCTGTGATGAGGATTTGCGGGAGCGCCTGCAATCCTCATCGTTCAGCGATATGCTGTCCGGCTTCAAAGATAAAGTGACATCATCCCTTAACAGCGCGGCCAGTTCAGTTAAAGGGCTGTTCTGATTTAATGCTGGCCACTCATACCTGGTAATAAGTGGCCAGTCTTAACACTCACCATTTGATTGCACCCGCGTTAACGATTTGTTACTGGGTATCAGACATGCTGGATAGCCAGTAGAAACATACCATTAAAATTATTACAATAATTGGTCACATGATTATCTTATGCTGAATAATAGAGATATGAATATTAATGAACTTAAAGACTGTATTCACTATGAAGTAATCGGTAGCGAGCGTCCTTTCTCCTGGCGAAAGGCAATTGTTCGCGCAATAAAACATAGAAGACTTCGTTATTTATTTTGGTGGCGCATAGCCAAATACCTTTTTGATAAAGGCGGATACTGCCGGAAGATTGCGGGGAAAATAGAACGTTTCATTCTTGATAAATATAATGTAACAGTCCCTTTAACTGTAAATATAGGGAAAGGCTTTGATATTTCTTATCTCAACAGTGTTGTTATCGGTCACAAAGTAACAATCGGTGAAAATTGTTCAATAAAACCGGGGGTAACTATTGGGCTACGTGGTGATTTTAATGATATGGATATTGTTATAGGACATAATGTGACCATTGGTTGTAATGCCACCATTCTTGGTGGCAAAGTGCGTATAGGAAACAATGTCACAATAGGTGCTCATGCATTGGTATTGCATGATATTCCTGATGATTCAACATTCATCACTAAATTTCAGTCTGAAGTTATCTGCTCGTCCTCCCGCACATAACCCTGATTCATCAGCTCTGGCCATACGATATCCGGAGCTGTACTGGTGTCAATTCTACTCACTAATACTCTGTATTTTCTCCAGGAATCCAGTTGTGAATTTTCCTCGTTTGTTGCTATTTCAAGATTAACTGCATCCTGCAGAATTGCGATGTTATCTGTTGCCTCCTGGATCAACCTTGCCTTTTTCTCTTCCGCTTCCCGTATCCGAAACAGCTTTTCTGCTTCCTCATCCTTCACCCAGGATACGCCGTCCCACTTCTGATATTCCCCTGCTGGCGACAACCAGGTGACATTCTCTGGTAGCGGTCCGGGTTCAGAAATAAACAACGCGTCCCCCGATGCCACGTCATAGACCGTTTTACCACGATGGTCTTCAACAATATTCCACGATTCATTTTCACTGTTAAAAATTGCCACAAAGCCAGCAGGAATTTCCGGTGGGGCGATATCTGTAGAATTAGCTGGCAGCCCTGTATGAGGTGGAATATATGCGTCACCTTCACCAATAAACTCATTAGTTCCGGCCAGCAGGTTATAAATTTTTACAGTACGTGATTGTTCACTCATTCTGAATGCCATTATGCAAGCCTCACAATATAATTAAATGCGATGTTTTTAACGGTGTTTTCCGCGTTACCAGCAGCGTTAACGGTGATGGTATGTCCATGTGAACCAATCGCAACAGAGTGCGTATGAGCGCCAATACCAACAGTGTGTGCATGTGCCCCAGCACTTGTAGCGGTACCTGATACTGAGTGGGTATGTGCGCCAGAAGAAGGCACAGTTCCATTCCCCACCACCGTGCCACTTGATGCACCATCCAGCCAGTCGAAATTCATACCGCCACTGTTTGGTCTCCTTAATGGAACGGTATGAGTATGTGCGCCAGCACTATTTGCAGTACCAGATACATTGTGGGTATGTGCACCTGTGTTATTCGTTGATTTAGTACCGTAATCAAACGAAGATGTGGTTTTCGTACCCAAATCCGTATTGGATGCGCTGGCGCTGTGGGTGTGCGATTTAATGCCATCCTGTTCCAGAGACAATACGTCCCGACCACTGGCGGGTTTGCCCTTGATTGTCCAGCCACGCATATCCGGGATCACGCCTGACGGATAAGCGGCTGCAAGTTTCGGGTATGCAGATTTGTCAAAAGTCTGTCCCTGCATCAGGGCGTAACCAGACGGCACAGTATCTGATGGCCACGGCAGCGGAACACCTGGCGGAAACGCTTCAATATTTGCCGAGCCGTCAAATTTTACGCCGTTAATTGTCCTTGCCGTTTTCAGCTTTGTTGCTGTAGCAGCATTGCCGGATAGTTCGCCTGAAAGACCACCGCTGAATGTCTGTTTCGCCGCCCATGTCTGAGCTTCGTCGATAATTGGCACACGTCTTGTCGTAATCGTGCGGCTTCCCGGATTTCCTGAAATGCGAACCATAAAAAAGCGGTAATTCGCTTTACTTACAGTGCTGCGCCATACATGCATTGAGCGCCCCGTACCAGAATCATCACTCGGACCAACTGCGATGTTTATCAGGTTGCCATCAATGACGCCCCAGTCCATACCGTCGGGAATATTGGTCATGTTATCAAGCCGAACGGTTATCAGACTGCCCGGCACAAAATCGTAGGTCTGCCAGTCCAGGCTGGTGAGTTTTGCCACTGCGCCACCGATACCCAGATTCAGGGGAAGTGAATAAGATGTGTAAACTTCCCGCCATTCGCTCCACGAGCTGCCGGTATAAACGCGCTCAAACGTGCGACCTTTAAGGGTTGCACCTGTTCCGGCGGTTGTATAACGTTGCCATACGTTAACGCCATCAAAGCGCCTCAGCACTTCCAGAATACCGAGTACAGTCACGCCGTTTCCGTCCAGTATTGGACCATTGGTCGCTTTACCTGTAACGCTGTAAATACCTGGTGAGGTTACATCATTCAAATCACCGTCGTAATAACGGCTTTCTGACTGGTAGCCCACTCTTGACCACGGCTCCCATTGTGGGTTCTCTGCATCCCACGAGGCCGAAAGACAGCGAACATAAACATTTCCACGGCGGGTCGTGTAACGCTGCGTTCGCGAGTAACCACCACCTTCAAGAACTTCAAGGAGTCCCTGACCATAACTTCCTTCTTCCGGATAGTTGCGGTCAAATGAAGCGATTGAGCCACTACTGTTTCGCCATAAACCAAGATGCTCTGCGCCTCCGAGCGTGTTCAGGTCAATGGTTGTGCTCAGGGGGCGTGTTGCAGACTGAACCTGACGCCAGTAACTCCACGGACCGTCTGAACCATTCCATGTGCCAGAAAGGTTGCGCATATAAACATTGCCTGTTCTGGTGGTGTAACGCTGCATTCCTGCAAAATTACCGCCATTGAATACCTCCAGTACACCGACTGCACCGTCTTCAGGGAAATTTTTAGCAGCCGTCGCGTTAGTGGATGTAGCTTTAGACCAGACGCCAAGATAAGCCTTAACGGGACCAAATGTATTCAAGTCAGCATCAAGCGGCATTTCGCCATTGTTTTTCATAAACGTCAGGCTGGTAACGCCAACATTGTCCAGAAAAGCGCCCTTATCTGGAATATCGTCACCGTTCTGGTCTTTCTGCATACGTTTTTCAGCATTGTCATAGGCTGCTTTTACTGCCTTTGGCGTTGCCGCCAGCTCTTCACTGGTGCTGTTTGTTGCGCTACTTAACTGAGTAAAACCTTTTTCTGTCAGCGTGGCGTCAGGATGGCGGCGGGATTGCTCATGCTCTGCGATTTTGTCATCGACGTAATCCTGCGTCGCCATCACTGTGCTGGCATCAATACTCAGCTCAACGGACGCTACGTTGCTGACAGTAATAACCATGCGGCAGGTCTGCGCGCGCCCGGAGCCTTCAGCGAGTTCAGGCTTATAGCTTTCCGCCATGTTAGCGACCGCAATCAGTGTTCCGGCATCGTCATACAGACCCAGCTCACGCATCCAGAAGCCGCCCACTTCTGGCGGTACAACCAGTTCAGCCACGATATAGTTTTTATTCTTGTTATCCACGCTGACTTTATTCAGAGCGTGACGCCAGACCTCATGCACCAGTTTCGTCTGACCGGCATCCGGCACCGGCAATTTGCCATTACCGTCACCCACGGCCATTGCAGACAGAGTTACTTTTTTCCCGCCGGGGACAGTGGCGGCTGCCAGCTTCGCGGCTCCGGCAGTAGTGATAGCGGTTTTAAATTTCGTGCTCATTGTTTCTCACTTATCCGGGATAAACAGTAATAACATCACCATCACAGACCACACCGCCTGTATACAGATAGCCGGGAATGTCCTGGATAATGTTCAGGCCGATAAGGTGGCGACTTGCGGGTTTGGCATCGGCAATCAGCCGTTCCATTTCCAGATACATTTCCTCGGTCACACCACTGTCCAGCGTGCCAACATCAACCTTGAATGTTCCGGGTTCGCCGTCGAACTCCCACCACTCAGACACGCGAATGAGGTATCCCAGCGGCTCAATGGCCCGGCGCAGTGCGCTGATGGTCCCTTTGTGTCGGTGTAACCGCGCTTCGCCTTCTGCGTCGCGGTGGTTTTTCGTGTTGCAGGCTTCCGCGTTGTCTTTTTACTTTTGCTGCTTTCGTCCTGCGCCTGCGGTGTGCTGGCGTCTTCTGGTTCGGCTGCGGAATCGGCTTTTTTCAGGGCGCGGGAAAGGGTTGCAATCTCGCGTTTCACACCTGCGTTCGGGTTCAGGTGCATCGCTTCGCGCAGCAGCTTCAGTGATGAGGCCATGCTGTCCGCATCGCTCAGGCCACGGCGGGCAAAGGCGCACGCCTTGCATAATTTGGCGCGCACTTCGTCCGGCATATCCTGGTTGGCGACAATTTCCCAAAGTGTGTCCAGTGGTTCGATAAAGGCGGACAAATCCGCGTCGGCATCCGTCCCGGCCTGCGTCAGTACCGGGTTGCAGATTTCTTCGGTCAGTACCGTGGCAGCAGTACGGCCAAAGTTATCCGGCATGATGAGGTTGTGACGGACCACATACGCACCAATACGCAATGCCAGCGGAAGATCGCCGCAGTCAATCGCCCACACCATCAGCGTGGCAATCACCTCATCTTGCTGCCCGCCGTCAGCCTCCAGCGTTCCTTCAATCCAGCCGGAAAAGTCCGGTAACAACTCTTTTTTGATGGCGGCTTTGGCGCTTCTGGCCTGTACGCCCTTAAGTCGGGCCTGTGCCAGACGCAGACGATACAGCACCTCTTCATGCGCGGTACGTGCGGCGTGATCCACGCCTTCATTCGCCCGGCCTGCGCGCTGCGCCATCACGTTCTGCCAGTGTTGCTGTGCAGGGGTAATCATTCTTTCTCTCCGTTACAGGCGGGCATGATGCCCGCCGTGAGTTGATTAGCTGTCGGCGAACTTCAGGCCTGTGACCATCGCGCACTTGCCATAGTCTTCAACGACATAAGCGTCATTGATGGACTGGTAGGTGGCGATGCGGTTGTATTCCGGCTCGTCTTTCATCAGGCGACGCATTGAGCCTCTCTGCCAGTAAATTGACAGGTTGTTGAATGAGGTGATCAGCATCGTTGCATCCGGGAAGAACGGCGCAAGGAATACATCCAGCCCACCAATGGTGCGCGATGACAGGATGAGCTGTCCGGCGAGTAATTCCGCATTGGGATTCTGGCCGCTGATGCTGTTCAGCACGGGCAGACGCAGCGAGTTAAACAGGTTGCGCCCCATAATCACCACGAGGTCGTCTGCTTCCTTGTGCCATTCATCCAGCAGGGATGAGCGCGCGTCCTGTACCAGTGCATCAGCGTTCGCATACTTACCCGCGTGCGCCACTGTGTTGTCCATGTTGCGGGAAGTCAGCGTCACGTCATTCATTACGCGTTCACTGGCATCGGTTCTGATGTGCTCCAGCCAGCCCACGTTAACGTCCTGAAGCAGCTTGTTGGTGCTGAAATTGGATTTTTCCGCGTGTGATGTGCCGTTAAAGCCGATCATGATGCGGTCAAGCGCCACCTGCCGGGCAATCTGTGTGCTGATGCGCGACTGAAAATCGCTGTGAGCCGCCCAGGCATCAAGCTTCGGGTATGAAATAAACGTGTCGTATCCGCCCGCAGAAATATCACGTCTGATGGGAATAAACCCGAACACGATTTATGCGTGGAAAAAACGCGACCAGTGGGATGAAACGCCCCCCGTGCAGCGTGTCACGCAGTCCATCGATGCGCGCCTCATCCAGCTTACTGAAAAACAGAATAAAACAGGCGGTGACTTTAAGGAAATAGACCTGCTGACCCGGCAGCTTAAAAAGCTGCATGATGGCCAGCCGGATGTGATGGCCGCAGGAAAGAAAGGCCGGGCGAAAAAACTTAAAAATCATTTCACGCCGGAACAGATTGCCGCACTGCGGGAAAAAATCATCAGCAGGCTGGAGTGGCATCAGCGGGGCTGGTTTGACTCCCTGACACTTTGCAGGGAAGCCGGGATACGTAACAGGATGATCCTGAAATCCCGACAGATTGGGGCGACCTGGTATTTTGCACAGGAAGCTCTGCTGATGGCGCTGCGTGACGATGTGGCGCAACCTTACCAGCGTAACCAGATTTTTTTGTCTGCGTCGCGTCGTCAGGCGTTCCAGTTTAAAAGCATTATTCAGAAGGTCGCGGCTGAAGTTGATGTGGAGCTGAAAGGGGGCGATAAAATCATCCTCTCCAACGGCGCAGAGCTGCATTTTCTCGGCACTTCTGCTGCGTCGGCACAGTCCTATACGGGCAATTTTTATTTTGATGAATTTTTCTGGGTCAGTCGCTTTGCTGAACTGCGCAAGGTGGCTGGCGCTATGGCAACCCTCAGCGGACTGCGGCGCACCTACTTCTCCACGCCATCCACCGAAACGCACGAGGCGTACGCCTACTGGAACGGCGACCGCTGGAACGAGAAAAAGGCCTCGCATAAACGCCAGCGTTTTTCTGTGGACTGGAAAACGCTGCATAACGGGCTTATCTGCCCTGACCGGACTTGGCGGCAAATTGTCACGCTGGAAGATGTGGTTAATCACGGCTGGAAACACACCGATATCGACGAAATTCGTGATGAAAACACCGAAGACGAGTTCCTCAATCTCTATATGTGTGAGTTTGTCCGCGAAGGGGAATCGGCATTTAACCTGAATATCCTGATTGGCTGCGGTGTTGACGGATACGACGACTGGAAAGACTGGAAACCTTTTGCTCCCCGCCCGATGGGGAATCGTCCGGTATGGATTGGGTATGACGCAAACGGCAGCAGTGGCAACGGCGACAGCGGTGCTGTGTCCGTGGTGGTTCCTCCGGCTGTTCCTGGTGGCCGTTTCCGAACGGTGGAGACGCGACGCGTTCAGGGGCTGGAGTTTGAAGAACAGGCCAGAGTCATTGAAGAGTTCACGTGTCGCTATAACGTGGAACACATCGGCATTGATGTGACGGGCGGGAACGGGGAGGCTGTTTATCAGATAGTGAAACGGTTTTTCCCTGCTGCTATTCCGTACACCTTCACGCTGTCATCAAAACGGTCGCTGGTACTGAAAATGCTGCAAATAATGCGTGCCGGGCGGTGGGAATACGATCGCGCCGAACGCGAGCTGGTCGCGGCCTTTAACGCCGTGCGTAAGGTGAAAACACCGGGCGGCTTTATCACTTACGAAACGGACCGAGCGAGGGGGATCAGCCACGGCGACCTTGCGTGGGCAACCATGCTTGCTGTCATTAACGAACCGATTGGCGGCGAAGGAGAAAACGAGCGTTTCACGGTTATGGAGTTCTGATGAGCAGAAAAAATAAAAAAGTGCGCATGAGTTCACGCATTGATCTCGCTGATGCGCTCAGGAAAGAATCATCGCTCAGTGCATTCACATTTGATGGTCCTTATCGCCTGACCGGGCATGACCTGCTGGATAATATGTACTGTGCTGATAACGGGCGGTGGTATGAAACCCCGGTGGACTGGTACGGTCTGGCAAGAGCTGCCCGGCAAACGTCCTGGCATCAGTCTGCGCTTTACTTTAAGCGCAATGTATTACTCGGTTGCTACATCCCGCACCCGCTGCTTTCCCGGCAGGATTTCTCGGCGCTGGCGCTGGACTGGTTTGTGTTCGGTAACGCATTCCTTGAGCTTCGTAGCAATATGCTCGGCGAACCGCTTAAATTACGGCACGCCCTGGCGAAATACATGCGACGCGGAAGCGATCTTGAATCATGGTGGTATGTGCAGGATGGCAAGGACGCGTTCCAGTTTCGCCCTGGCAAAGTGTGCCACCTGATGAATCCGGATATTAACCAGGAAATCTACGGCATGCCGGAATATCTTGGCGCATTACTCTCGGCCAGCCTTTCTCATTCGGCGGACATGTTCAGAAAACTGTACTACGACAACGGATCCCACGCCGGGTGCATCATCTACATCGGTGCAGCGCAGGTAAACCGCGAAAGCATGGACTCCCTGAAAGAAACGTTACAGGGTGCGCGTGGTGGTGGTGCATTTAAAAACGTGCTCATTCATGCGCCCAACGGGGGCAAAGAGGGGGTGCAAATTTTGCCGTTCCAGCAGATCACCGCAAAAGATGAGTTCATGAATGTTAAGGCGGCATCCCGTGATGATGTGCTGGCTGCGCACCGCGTTCCGCCGCAACTGATGGGGGCGATGCCGGGCGAAAAAAGTGCGTTTGGTGATGTGGAGAAGGCCGCGCGGGTTTACGCAATTAACGAGCTGATGCCTGTCATGGAGGCCATGAAGCACATCAATGACTGGCTTGGCGAAGAGGTGATCCGCTTTAACCCTTACGCACTGTTAGACACCCAGCCCACATCCTGACGCGCTTCGCTTGTCTGCTGCTTCGCCGGGGCATAAAAAATTTATGCCCCGACTCTCCAGCTCCTGTATCAATCAGATAATTTCACGACGCTTTCCTGCTTATTGCCATCATCGACGGTCAGACTCTTACGCAATCCCACTGCGCTGACTGCATGTTTTCGCCGCCTCAGTGCGATTTTGACGGCCTTATCTGCCACCCCATCAAATCAAAAGCCCTCACGTCTTTTTCACGCTCAGCGTGAGAAATACAGCCATTCTGTTGTATCTCTGCGACATCGTTCAGGGAGTGCTATTTACCCCCTGAAACGCGGGCTGTTCCCCCGTCACCTGCGCGCAGAAAAAACGCGTTTTTTTGTGCACGCACGGATCCTTGACGGATCCAGCCGCCATGCGGGCCGGAAGGGTAAAAAGTCGTTCAAAAAAATTGTGCAAATTTGTGCACTATTGTGCATTGAAATAAACGCCCTGGAGGAGGGCGTTTTACTTATCTTTTATAGCCTTGCCCCTTCCTGGCCAGCGCCCTGATGGCCGGGCGTGCCAACACCATATTTTGGCAATGATGAATTGCCCGGCAAAATTCATCTCTACCCATTGGATGCTCAACTGGCAACGTTAAATACAGGTTCCATGCGTCGCCTAAAAGTTGGGCTATCTTTTGTTCTTCAGATGTCAGCAAGCAAGCGGTATCCGTAAAATAATCATACTTTTCATGTATGTTATTTAACGGTTTTGTCTGTAGTGCAGCCTGAGCTATACGGTATGCCTGAAGCATACTGGCGTCGTTGATATCCATTCCGAACGGAATTTCTGATGATTGTGACTCTGCATCTTCAAGCCTGGCAATTTCTTTACGTAAGAAGTATTTCAACTCTTGTTTCTGTTTTCTGTTCATGCGTTTTTTTCCTTTTTGTCTGTCACTTCTTTCCTGATAATTTCATTGCACAAATCCACGCACTCATTGCAGATGTAAACAGACGGTCCGGCAATCACCTTTGTGACTTCGTACTGGGATTTATTGCAGAAACTGCAATAAACCGTCTTCTCGCCTGAAGTCCATGTTTTGCTGGTTTCGCCAGACATCAGTTGTTTGAGGTCTTTTTCACGACGAAGAACTATCTGGCCACATTCAGCTATTTTTTGGATGTTGACATTTTCTTCTTTCGCCAGCGCTTCCATCCGCTCAATCAGTCGCTGCGCTTTTTCTCTGTCAATGTGTTGCATTGTGTCCCCCTTGTTTATGCTCCCGGGTTAAAGTCATCAGGGCGGATGCGCCCTGATGTTGTGTTATTCGGGAAATAACGCCCGGATATTTCCGGCCATCTGACTGGTTATCTGTGCGGCTGATACTGGCTGTGACGCGGGGCGTTCTGTCCTGGTTTGTGTCACTGATAACGCCTCATCATCAGCCCATGCAGCCAGTCGGTAAGCCTCTGCCGGATTCATTTTCAGAAGTGCCAGCCCGGCCAGAAAAGCCACGCGTTGGCCGCTTTTGCGGGCTTCTGGTGTAAGGCTGTCCAGCCAGGCGCATGCTTCGCCTTCGTTCTTGACGGCGGCGGGCTTCAGATAGAAACTTATCCGTCTGGTTGGTGTCGTCATTGGTTTACTCCTTGTCCATTGCGTACAGCCCATTAACCAGAGCAAACTGTGGCACCCCGTCCGCGATGAAAGTCGCATTAACTCCGCAGGCTTCGCGGATAGCGGGTGCCACAATCTCCGCCCCGCCACCGACAACCATCACCCGCCCGTAACCCGAAAAACCCGCCAGCGCGCGGATCACGCGTTGTTTCAGTGTTTCTTCCTTTTCACGAATAACCGCCATCAGGCTGGCGTAATGCGCGTCATTGTGGATGTGCTGGCGCAGCCAGGCTTCATCATGGCGATGTTCGATAATGGTATTGGCGATGTGGTGACTGGTACGCATACCGTTAGTGGCCATCACCGACAGTACGGCATCGGCCATCAGGGAAACGCCTACGTGTGGATCGCAAAACACCTGGCTGATACCTGCCAGTTGTCCCTGAACCTTTGCCACATCCAGCGTGGTTCCGCCTAAATCCACAATCAGCAGGGATTCAAACGGACTCATGTCAGCCAGTGCCTTAAAGCCAGCCGGAATGGATTCAGGCATAACCCGTACGTTACGGATAGTGAATGCTTCGCCGTTCTGGTACTCCACCGGGCGCATAACGTTCGCTTTTTTGCGGTTGATGTTGGCCATGTCCGGCTGTGCGTTTGTGTCGAAATACTCGCTCAGTGGCAGGGTGACAACCACATCCACCTCCTGTGGCGTGATGCCTGATTTGACCAGCGCGTGATGAATGGCAATGACATTCACATCGCTGTACTGGTATTGCGTGTCGGTTGTCTGGACAAAGCGATCGCTGACCGGATCAAAACCATAGCGCACGCCATCAAGCATGTAGTTCGCGGGCTGCGTGCCACCGAACGGCGCAGACCATTCCGACTTGAAGCTGTTCGGGCTGATGGCGTTGCGGCGTTCGCCGTTCTCAGTCCATGCCAGCTTGATGTTGGTGGAGCCGTCGTCGATACAAATTTTCATGTCGCTTTTCCTTATGTTGATTAATTAATCGTTTACGGGATTCTGAAATCCCGTTTTTGCCTGTTTTATGCGCGCTTCATATATCGCGGCGCGTTTTTTGCTCATTTACGGGATTTGTGAATCCCGTTTCTGTCTGTTTTTTGTTTCCACTGGTCAGGCCACCCCGCAGCAGGTCTGCTTTGCGGTGGGCGCGTTCAGTTGTTTCACTGATTCTCTGTGCGTGCTCTGCGTCGCGGATGGCGCGCAGCATGTCAGAAAGTACGGTAACGGGTGTTTTCATGGTGTTCTGGTCTTGCTGAAGTGTGGATGCCAGGCGTGCGGCGGCTTCATGGTCTGATGCCCTTAGTTGTTCCAGATAGCCGGCGACCGGGTTATGGCGGATCTCCGTGCTGCTTACGCCGTGATTACGGCTCAGGCGCTGCCAGAGCTGCGTGATTCGGCTGTCCGGGCGGGTATCCGGTTTGCGTACAATTTCAAATCCCTGCGGTGCAATGATGCTGCCGTCAACGTACAGGCTGCCGCCCCGTAACAGGTGCTGCATCTGCTGTTCACCGATATGCAGGCCGAGAGATTCGGCAGATTCCCGCCATTCTTTAGCGAGTAATTCGTGGTTATCAGGCAAAGGCCGCTGCTGTTTGCGGCTCTGTGTCCAGCTCTGCATTTCATCACTGCTGTTTTTTGCCTGTTTGTCACGCAGCGAACGCATCAGCGCCCGGCGTTCGTGCCGTTTCAGTGAGCGCATCCAGTCATCCACATCAACGCCGTCAGGAAGCTGCGGCCACAGTGCTGGCCGTTCTTCCGGCTGTTCTGTCCCGTTGTTGTCCGTTTCCTGTACACGGGGACAGTTATTGCCACGAGTCCAAGGGGCGGCAGGGCCGCCCTGAAGGTCAAAACCATTTTCGTGGGCGTTGTCTTCCGGTTCTGGTTTACGTCTTACCAGCTTCCAGTTATCCGGATGCGTGCACACACGGGAGGATTCCCCGATGAGTGGTGACCAGATCCCGTAAATCTGTACGCTCTGTTCGCCGTAATCGTTCAGCTCATCTGCGAGGTCGTAGGCGGTGCGAATCAGGTAGTCCTTGCGTGGAACAAGCACGCCACCCTGTTTTTCAATGTAGGTGGCAAAACACCCGGCATCGGCGGCAGCGAGTACCGCATCCATTGCATCATCTTTCAGCCGTTGCGGGCCTTCCGGATTGCGTGCCATCTGGCTGGCAAGGCGGCGCAGTTCACGCCACACCTGACGGGAGGGGATGCCAAAGAACTGGAACTGACGGACCCGGTGAAGGCGCGCCCAGCCGATGGCGCGCTCCACGCTCTCGGCCATTGATTTTCCGGTTTCGTGGTCAACGCGTGGCTTGCCCGTTTTCGGGTCGATGCCATCCACGGCGCGGCTGTCCAGGTTCTTTCCGATGTAGGTGGCGATGTAGCTGGTTGGTGTGCCTTTTGAGCCGTCGACATACTCCGCCTTAAAACGCGGAGTTATGTCATCGCCCAGCTCGTGGCGGTCCTCCTGAATGGCAATATCGCAGACGTGGGACACGATGGTTTCAATCTCGTCCGGATGTGCAAAGACCATCATATGCCAGTGCACAGTGCCGTCATGGTGAGGCTCCACCGTGCGGATGCCATACCAGCGCAGGCCGTCGCGGTTCAGTTTTTTGCGGACCGCCGCAAAAAACGTGTTAACCAGGTAATCGCTGGAGTCGCGCATGGTGGCCCCGTTCCATTTGGGGTTCGGATGACCGTTCTCCGTTGTTGCGTGGTATTTTGACGGGCAGGTGACGGTCAGAAACACCGCTCTGTCGCCACGGGCTTCGGCCAGAAGTTCCAGTCCCTTCATGGTGGCCATCATTTCTGCCTTACGGTGAACCGGGTTACTTACTCCCGCGTAATACACCGTCTCGAGATCAATCGTGAACCCGTCTTCATTTTCCAGCATGAAACTTTTCAGGAAATCGCGTGTTTTCTCGCGCTGTGCGCGAAACTCGCTTAACGCGTCCTGGCTCAGATAGGGGGATGTTTTTCTGGAAACCAGACAGGCGGCGCGGAGTTGTTCTTCCCGCCACTCACAACGTAACAGCCACAGTTTGCGTTTCCACCATTCCGCACAGGTCAGGCGAAGGATTGCGCCCGGCAGCAGCTCCGTGTCCGGTTCGTTCCTCCGGTCTTTGTCTGTTGTCAGTGCGTCATAATGTGGAGGCATGGCGTGCAGGTGTAACGCCATGCGGGCCAGCATCTGATAAGCCTTCAGCGTTACATCCATGGTCAGCTCGCCATCAGTCGCGCCAAAGCCATCGCAGAGTTTTTCGAAGGTGCTGCTGAACATCGCCGCCGTCATGGTGGCCAGCGTCTGTATCTGGTGTTTGTTGAGCTGCGGCAGGTAAAGCAAATCATCCAGGCGTTCGCGTCCGGCAAGGGAGCGATAACCCGGTGTCAGCCAGCGGTGGTCGGTGCGGTCCAGACGTTCGAATATTTTGCGCAGGGTTCCGCACGCGTAGCGTTCAGCCTGCCAGCTCTTTTTGCCTTTCCGGCGATCGGCTTCCTGTTTTTTGCGCAGGAAGGAGAGGTGGCGAATAAGCGGATCGCGCAGATAGGACGGCAGCAGGCGCAGCGAGGCCATGGCTTCATCCACCGCGCCACGTGCCTGTTTTCTGGCGTCTCCTGCCAGTGTGATGGTTTTGTCCTGTTTTTCCTGTGCGTCCAGGCTTTTATTAATCAGGTTGCCCAGCGGCGTGGCGGAGAACGCCGCATCAGCCATTTCCTGGCGGCGCTCGTTCTCTGCCCGGTAGGCATCCAGCCAGGAGGAAAGCGCGGATTCAGGAGCGGGGATCCCCGTTCCTTCACGCCCCACTGCGTGGCGCGGTTGTTGCCAGTCCCTGATGTACTCTGCCGTCATAGTGATTTACTTCGTCATGCCATTCAGGGTGTCGCGGCAGACTGTAGCCAGCCGCTGAATTTCCAGCACGGTGTCTTCTGTGTCGGCATGGCGATGTGTGATGCGGATGCTGTCGGCAATCACATCGACGATTGCAGAGGATGGGCGCTGGTAAATGCCAATAACGGACGGGGTGCCACCTTCAATGCGGTAAAGCCTGTAATTTCCCTCGTGGCTGTCAATCATGTAGCGACCATCAATAACAATCTTTCCGTCAGCGAGCTGCGGTACAGGCAGGGATTTCAGGTACATGTCATAACGATCACGCACGCGAGCGGCAAGATCTCGTTCTGTGTTGAGCAGGTATTCAAGAAAGTCGTTGGCGAGAATCATTGCGGCAATCCTCTTGTTACAGATGTGCGAAGGCCTCCCGCCGCAAGGTGCAGGAAAGGCCCGGAACAGGAATTAATGGAGTTTGTTTTGCTGCTGGATGAGCTGTTGAAGCTCGTGCAGATCATCCGCCAGATAGCTGAAAACAGAGGCGGAATAAATGTTTGATAGTGCGTGGCTGCGCTCATGCAGCATATTGATGTGCATGATTTGCGCGACGCGTGATGCGCGGGAAAGTCTGTGGTTGATTTCAGTCTGGATGTGACGACGCTCCGCGATAGTGCGGTGCTGTTTGCGGTCTGCCATGGTGTGGCCTCTTTGCTCGGTGATAGAAATAACTCACCATCCAGAGTTGAGAATCTCGGGGTGGCGAGACGTACAGGGTTCTCAACACCGGAGAGCAAAGAATCCGGCCCGACCGAAGTCGGCCCCGTACGCCCCGCCATAATTCTGACGCGAAAAAGACGTGGCAATACAGTGCGCACAAAAAAACCGCTTGCGCGGTTATGCGCTTTGCTCTGTATCGGGTTGAGAATCCCGGCACCCGTTTTATGAGCTGCAGCGGAAATGTAACCTGACCGATTGAGGCATGGCAAGCGGTTTTTTTGTGTGTGCATGTTCTGGTTTCTTACTGGTTCAGAAAAAAATCAAAAACGTTATCGATGCGTTGCAGCAGCTCTTGCTGCATTGCTTCCGGCGTTTCCGGTTCGCCAGGTGCCCCCAGCGTTGCGCAGAAATCAGCGATTTCATGATGGAGCGTGAGGCGAATGGCAGGAGCCGTGGTTCTGGCGTGCTCCAGCTGATCCAGCAGTGCCAGCACAGCAGACGGCGAGAGCATTGCGCGAAATGCCAGTAATTTTTGAGGCGTTGCCATTCGTTGCAGGGCAAATGCCAGTTCGCGTAGCTTCTGGTGGTTGATGGTGCTCATGCTCTGGCTTCCTTCAGTAGCTGGTTAAACATGTGAGTAAGTGGATTGCTACACCCGAACAGCATCGGGTTTACGTGGTAAGAAGCCTGGCCTCCTGTTTTGCGAGCGCGACCACCTGTGCTGCGGTTTGTTCTGATGACTAAGCCGCCGCGCCAAAGTCGGCGTAACTCAGCATTAATGGCTGTGGTTGGGGTATTCAGTGCTGCGGCGATCTCTCCGCCGCTACACCCCGGATGAGTAGCGATGTAGTCCAGAATGGTCATCTGCGTGGCTCCTGTACCTGTCGGATAAGATTCACCCGCGCCACGTTGGTGGCGCAGAAGTAAGTGCCGTCAGTGAGGTAGATGTGGTGTGCATCCTTTTCCGAACGATGTTTGTCGATAGTGGTAATCAGGCGTTCGTCGACCTCGTATTCGCGCCCTCTGGAGGTAAAGCGAACGACGGGAAAATGCTTAATTGCCATTGCGCCCCCTTTGTCCAGTAACCCTATGCGTTAAATACGGCACATTGCGCGTCATCAATGAATACAGCTTGAGAGCGTTCTATCAGGCGGAGATTTGTCAGAAGCTCTGACTCTTTTGTGTGGTAAGGCGTTATCAGGTATTTGCCGTGCAGTTCGGCAATAATGGTGTATTGCAGCATCATTGCTGAACCAAGAATATAAAATGCAGCGTCCAATGCTGGACGGATTCATGGCTGCAACTGTTGACTGTGTTTTAAGAGTGTCGATTTCTTTGCTCTGTTCCTCAATAACTTTGGCTGCTTCAGAGGCGGCTATTGCGATGGTCAGTGCGTAAAGCGCTGCCATATGTTGATTATCTTTCTGGGCTGCCCTGGACAGCTTGTCTTGCTCTGCTGACACTATTTTTAATGTATTGATAATATTTTTTTCTTTTGCGTTCATTTTATATCTCCGTTATTTACGTGTGCGAATACCTCCGCGAATGCGGATAGTTTTCAGGTTTTCGGGTTTAATCTGGTGTTTTGTTTAAGCTGTTATTTGTCAGTAAAAAAGCGTTCAATCTTTTTTACTGAATGAATAATTCGCATAATCCCAATGGCGCAGGCCACCGAAATAATCAGAACAAGCCATGAGATAAATATACTCATGCGATATTCCCCAGCTTATACGGTTCAATGTGTTCCCCGCATTCTGCGGCACAGATCAGCTCGGAAAGTTCGTTAAGTGCATCCAGATCATCAGCGTAAAAAGCAACGTCATACAAACTCCGGATTGCCCTGGTCAATGAGTCACGGGCTGCATGTTCAGCATGAGCGCCTGATGCACTTAAGCGAAAATAAAATCGTTCAAGTGCTTTGTTAATGAGAGTTTTATATTCTTTGCCCATCGCAACGCCCTTTAATCTGCTTTCTGAATTTCAGCTTCTGAATCCATACAAATAATTTCGATATAGGGTTCATCGCCATTAACCTGACGTGCCTTTTCAGCTTCGCTAATGATTTCTCGTACGGTCTGGTACGGAAGCTCCACAGTCAGGCGCGTACCGTTCAGATAAACGTAAGTAGTTGCGTTTTTTTCGGATGGAACAACTCCGTCAATGGCTGATGCGCGTAATAACAGTTCACCGCGAAAATCAATAAAACGGATAAATACACCTTGTGCATGCTCTTTGGTCATAAAGCACCTGTTATAAATCAGCCTGTTTAATAAAACTTTGCCCGCGAAGCAGACGATCAACCGTGCGAAGTGCTTCGTATAATGTGAAATCCTGCCCGAAGTGATTGTCGCCGCAGTTCAATGCAAAAATGCGGTTTCCGGTAAACGGATTGCGTGGGCATTTGTGGATCACGATTCCAGCTTTCTCAATCAGCCAGGCATGCTCGCCGATTTGTTTTACAGCGTGGCCATCCGGTGTTGCGTGCGTCTCGTTCAGGTTATAGCGACTGTTACTACGTGATGCACTGGTAGCGACGTGGTGTACATGGCGTTCTACGCTATTACGAAATTTGGAGTATGGATTATTAGCGTTTTTTTTCATGATGGTGCTCTGTTCATTGTTTTAGCTGTTAGCCAAAGCGTCTTTTAACATCGCCACAAGGTTTACTTCAGGCTTTTCCATTTTGGCGCGTTTGGGGCGGATAATAATTCGACCGTCAGCCAACATCTTTTTGCATGTATTAAGAGGGATACCTGTTATCTCTGCATATTTCTGCAGGGATACATAGGGGGCATTCACATTGATATTGATGGTTATACCTGACATCCCACTAGCCTCCTGATCAGGAAGATTTGTTTTGTTCTTTCTGGGTTAGCTCTAGGCCGCGAAGGAAGATCATGCGCGCCATGTTAGAGGATGAGCGTTGTTCTTTAGCTGCCATTTCATCAATGACGGCTCGCTCCTCGAGGGACAGCCGAAGTGCCAGTCTTGGACCTGTGGCGGTGTTACGCGGAATGCGTGATCTGGTATCGTGAAGAACTTGTTTCATAGTGGTATATTGTGATCATCTAATAGCTCGTGAAATCATTTTGGTATCAAAAAAGATACCTGTCAAGGTTTTTTGTATGAAAAATGATATTGGTCAGCGGTTGCGTGAGGAAAGGGAAAGATTGGGACTTAGTCAAGTTGCCATGAGCGACATTGGTGGAGTCAAAAAGCTAACTCAGCTTAGATATGAGAAAGGAGATAGCTTTCCTGATGCTGCGTATTTGGCAGCGCTGTCTCGTTTTGGCCTTGATGTTCAGTATGTTGTGTTGGGAATTCACTCACCTGAAACTTATAACGATGATGAGCAGGAGTTGATTACTCGCTTTCGAGCAGCTTCGTTAGATGTGAAAAACGCGGTGATTGGGGCTTTAAAAGGTGCGATCAGTGAAAAGGAAACTCAGCCATCAGGACGTGAGTTAAATATTTCTGGTGGTAATAACCGTATCGCTGGTCGTGACTATAACGAAACTAAGGGTAGGTGATAGTAGGGAGGTGACATGGCCGTCAACTCAAACGGTTCAAACAATCGCGTTGCTGGGCGTGATTTTCACGAAAAGAATATTCAGATAGAGCGATATGATGGTTCTCATACCGTCAATATCGCAATCCCTTCGAATAATGATGATGACGATCGCCCTTTGCTTAAGGCTCAGCGTAAGGAGCTAAATAGCTTGGTTGCTGCTATTGCAGAAGCTAGCAATACTGAAGCGTTTATTATTTGGCAAAAAGTACATGCGGAGATTGGTGTAGCTGGTATTGATGATATGACAGTAAATCAATATAAAACAGCGGAGAGTTTTCTGCATGCAATGCTTGAGCGATGTAAAGATCATGATGCCTGTAAGGCTCTTGTAAGTTTATTACTACGTAACAGTGAAGACTGTGGACTTCGACAAAAACTTCTGCGGTATTGCCATATCAATTTCGGTACAGGACGTTTAAACGATCTTACTCGTTCTCAGTTACAGTCTGCATTGTCGTGGTTAGAGCAACAATCGGCATCAAGCCACACAGAGAGTTCGACCTTACCAGAAGTCCGACTTCGTGCTTCAGAATTAATCCGACTTTATCCAAAAGAAATAATATTCTTTATCTGCGTAGGGGTTTTGGTAGGCGGTGTCATTTCTAGGGCGTTTTTTAATTTGTAATCTTACTTGAGCTAAATTGAGGTAATGATATGAAAGTAAAAAAGGTTCAACTATTAGTTACTTTTTTATCTATGTTTTCTTTTTCCGCCGTCGCAATGCCTTTTAAAACTATTGAACGTGAGAGTTTCAATGGGGTATGGCCATTTAATACTGATGAGGTTCAATTACAGTGTCTTGATGGTAATCCTTATGTGATGAATTTTGACGATAATAAGTTATATGCACTTACAGGTTTGGCTCGAATAAAAGGTAAAACATTTGGTGCGTTACCGTTAGATAACAATAATCCATTTTGGCTAGATAATGATGCCGCCCCAGGGTTAAAAAAGAGCCTGGGGGATGTCACTAAGGCTGCATTTGATTTATGTGATAAGTAACTAAAATGTCGGTTCGTAAGATTCCATCAGGTAAATGGCTTTGCGAATGTTATCCCTACGGGGCATCGGGAAAACGCATTCGTAAACAGTTTGCGACAAAAAGTGAGGCGCTCTCTTATGAGCGCCGTTTAATGAATAGTAGAGTTGGAGACGAGTTTCAAGATGGTTCTGGTCCTCGTCTTTCTGAGTTGATTGCTCGTTGGTTTGAGATGTACGGTAAAACCTTGTCCTCTGGTGCAGAGCGCAAAGTCAAACTTGAGGCGATTTGTTCCAGGCTGGGAGATCCATTTGCTTCTCAGTTTGACAAAAATATGTTTGCCACTTATCGGGAAAGAAGGTTATCAGGAGAGTGGAATCCCAAGGGGAAGAAAAAACTTAGTGAAGCAACCGTTAATCGCGAGCAGTCATATCTACATGCTGTTTTTGCCGAACTGAAGCGCCTTGGGGAGTGGTCTGGTGAAAACCCCCTGACTGGTATTCGCAAGTTTCGTGAGGAAGAAAAGGAACTGGCGTTTCTGTATGTAGATGAGATTGAACGCCTTCTGATTGCGTGTGATGAGTCACGGAATAAAGATTTGGGGGTTGTTGTCCGTATTGGGCTTGCGACTGGTGCTCGGTGGAGTGAAGCAGAAGGGTTAAAGCAATCTCAAGTACTGCCCGGTCGAATCACATTTGTTAAAACTAAAGGAAAGAAGAACCGCACTGTACCGATTTCACCTCAATTGCAGGCTATGCTTCCCAAAAAACGAGGAGCGCTATTTTCACCATGTTATGAGGCTTTTGACGCTGCAATTAAGAGAGCGAAGATCGAGCTTCCTGATGGGCAATTAACTCATGTGCTACGTCACACGTTTGCCAGTCATTTTATGATGCGGGGCGGAAATATTCTTGTGTTGCAAAAAATACTGGGGCATAGCGATATAAAAATGACTATGCGTTATGCGCATTTTGCTCCAGGTCATTTAGAGGCTGCTGTTGAATTGAACCCTTTTGACAATAGAGGGTAA